CACCTCGTTTCAGGTAACGCGACGGGCAGTCCATGGGCACAGGAGTTCAACTTCGACACGTCTTCCCTCTATATCAACGGTGTGGCACTTTTCGAAAACACGTCAAACGTCTATCACCACGATGTCGTGCCCGAGATGCACTGCACCGATCTTCCCGACAACATCCTCGATGATCTTCCCACGTACTCATGGCCTTTCTGCCTCACCATGAGCAAGATGCAGCCCACAGGTTCGCTTAACTTTTCTCGTATCGACACCGCTAAGCTCGTACTCACCAATCCCACCGGTGGTAACACTCTTCACCGCGTGTATGCAGTCAACTATAACATTCTCCGTGTGAAGAATGGTATGGCCGGTGTTGCATTTGGTAATTAATTCCAGTTATCAATCAAAGACTTTGTCTTTTCATACATACGTTTTCCATGAAAGGTTTTATCTTTCAGGTCGTCCCAAATTATGAGTCGGTCTTCGAGGAATCCCTTGAACTTCTCCGAGTTACAATTTGACTTGTAACGAACCTTTTCAGCCTTAAGTGCCTTCTCAGTTGCAGCTTTTCGTGACTCCATAAACCGCTTTTCTATTTCCTCAGGGGTCAAGCGAGTAGAGACTTCTTGTTTTTTTCCAAGTGCCATTTATACTATGGACGCATCTATCCTTTATTACTGTAAAGCTTGTCGAAGAACGTACGATGGTCACGCCCAGTGCTGCTTTGAGATGGATCACGTAGAAGTTAAAATCCCCACAAATACTAAATGATACCCCTTCTCATAGCTGGTGGTCTTACTGCAGCTCTCACGTATACATACATGGGACAAAATCTCGTGTCAGCGTCCGAAGCCAAACGTCTCATCAGGGAGGGTAAGATAAAGAGGGTCATCGATGTCCGAACAGCTGTGGAGTGGCGCGCGGGTCATTATCCGAAGGCGCTTCACATCCCAGTCGATAAAATCAACGAAAAAACGACGACAGAACTTCCTACGAGGGGTTTACTCGTCTACTGCAACACGGGCCAGAGGGCTAGATTTGCAGCGGAGAAATTGGAAGATCTCGGATTCAAAGATGTCTATTACATCGCCGGAACATACAAGAGTTTACTTTGAGTTTTTAAGAGTCTTTCCAAACGTTCTCGTTCTCTACGCATGAAAACTGTGAGTTCCATGACCTCACCCGTCAATTTAACCTTTCCAGCTTGACGTACCCATACGACGTGTTCCACTTTCGTCATGTCGACGCATGACATCTTAGTATCCGGTGCCTGACTGTGGTGTACCGCGAGAACCAAAGCATCCCTTTTGGTTTCCTTGGGAAGCTGAGGACCGTCGTAACACGCGACAACGTGTGCACCAGAACACCCGGCTACATGAAACCACCAGTGATGTGGTGCACTCGATAGCGTCAATCGATCGTTTTCTTTCGCATTTTCACCTACTTTTATGAGGGTTCCGTCTTGAGACGTGTAGTGAAACATGTAATATTAAAAACTATTTTCCTTATATACGATGCACGTTGTACTCCAACCCAGTCCTTCCGTGACTCACAAACTTAGAGTGACTTTACCCAACCGGAGAACGATAGACTTTGGTGATCGAGGAGTACAACATTACCCAGACCACGGTAACCCGAGACTCATGCGCGCGCATCTCGTTAGGAAGGGGGCGATCATTCCTAAAGAGCTGCGAATAGAGAGGGATCCGTATGAGATTCATAGAGAAATGTTAAAAATAGATAAAAGTTCTAAAGAAGATTGGGACGACTATTTCAGGGCTGAATATTGGGAACGTTGGATTTTGTGGACTTACCCCGATGTGAATAAAGCTAAACTGTATATGACCATGCGTCACGGCATGTTATTCATGCCCACACCCGAAGATCTTTGGTTCTGTAAAGATTTTTAATCTTTTATAAAAGTAGAATGGATTGTGGTGTAGATACCATAGAAACCCAGGATGAAACGGGAGCTACTCGTGGAATTGAAATTATCCCAAAGGGGTGTGAACCAGTGAGTGAAGATATATGTAAGTCTGGATTTATGGCACCCGCCGAAAATGTGTCGTTTCCGGAAGACGCTCTCGAACAGTGCTGTAAATGCAAAGAAGGTGAGTCTTGCCCGTACTGCGAAAATCCCGACGCGTGTACCGATGAAGAAAAGCGCGATTTCGTCACCGACGAAGATTGTTTCGTGGCATCCGTAGAACCTTCGCCAGGTCCATCACCCGAGGATGTCCCCGAACCCGAAGAGGATGAAGATATAAGTATTTTATATGTCGTAGGCGCGTTAGTGTTCATGATCGTATTCATTTTCATGATGATCTCATTTTCCCGTCGAACCAAATCCGTCTGAACCCCTACTTGTTTCCTCGAGAAGACCAAGTTCCTTAATCATAGGTGTTTCACAACGCTCCAGAATAAGTTGTGCGATACGATCACCCTTCTTTACCTCAAAGTCTTTTTCTCCATGATTGAAGAGAACGACTTTGACTTCACCTGTATAGTCCGGGTCAATAACTCCCGCACCGACGTTTATACAGTGCTTCACGGCGAGACCGGAACGGGGTGCTACACGTCCATACACATCATCGGGAAGGGAAAGGGCAATTCCGGTTCCTACAAGGGCTCGACCACATTGACAGGGTACCACGGCATCTTCCGAACTATAAAGATCGTATCCTACCGCACCATCTGAACCACGTGTAGGAAGGATAGCGTCATACGAAAGTTTCTTAACACCGAGGGGCATCTATGTATTGTTGGTCCGTTTCCCTTAAGCACGTTGTTGTTTCGAAAAAGTAAGTGCGCAAATTCCACAACTGAACACGTTTATGAAAAGCTGACACCCGAGGACGTGTATTCTCGCCCACAGAGAATCGCGTCGAGATAAGAACCAAACGAGAAAACTGAGAAATGTTTCGTAGTATACCCGAATGAACAGGTTTGACACGAGATACAGGTTGTTCATGAAGGTACTCCTCGGTAAAAGTCTTCTCAAAATAAGAATCGTCGTATCAACCTCTACGAGCGAAACGAGTGAAGTTATGCGTGAGTCGATAGGATTCGAAAGGGGTCGAAGGAGATACAGAAGAGCCACCACATGATGTAACATGATGAGGTTTCGATGCGATGTTATAATTTTAGGTTGCATATGTATCCATACGAGATCATACAACACATGGAACGTGAGAGCATGTGTTAAAAACATGGGATAGACGACATATCCAAAAAATACTTCCGCAATCGCCAACGTAGAATAAGGAATTAAAAAAGCTGCTGTAGCCACATCATGAATACGGACGGGGTTCATGATCTAGTTGATTTCCATTCTTTTAAGAGGGTTGCACTCAGAGAGGTTCGAACTCTCGGCCTCAAGCTTACTAAACTTGCGCTCTACCACTGAGCTATGAGTGCATGGTGCTGGAAGTGGGGTTCGAACCCACGAGACTTGCGTCAGCGGGTCTTAAGTCCGCCCCCTTAGACCACTCGGGCATTCCAGCATATCTATTTTACTCATCATATCTTTAAGTGTTTGGGTGGTGGTTCATATGCTAGTTTTTTACTCAAATTTTCACGTTCATTCTTAAGTTTCTCTTCTTGACCCTTACAATTATGAACCTCTAAACGAAAACATTTCATACAAAACTGACCACTACAATATTTACAATCCATTGGAACGCCGCATTTCTTTCGACAACGTTGACACGGCATTTATATTATTAACTCGGATAAAGATTTTAAGTGACTTTCGTACAGAATGTCCCTCCTCACCCTCGCCGTCGCAAAACCCGTCACTGGGGAATATAGACGTCTCAAGAAGACCCTTAAAAACTCGACCGCTGGATATGGATCCGCTCTATGTGCGTCCTATTTCATTACCCAAGGGGCAGATCAAGGTGTTTCGGCAGTCGTCGGAGCATTGGCTTCGTACGCGTACGTGAGTATTCTTTCCGATCGTGTCGAAAAGTTTGAAAATTCGGCGCTTCAAAAGGAGTTTCTGGCACCCCTGAGTGCCGCTGCTTTTGAAGTGACGTGGAATAACGCACCATTTGCATTTGACTTTGATTATGGATCTACTTTTGTGGGCTTTCTCGCATATAAATTTGCACTTTCTACGGTTCTATACGAGACTGTGAGAGACATGATGATTTCTGACAGCGAAGCTTCGTACGACACCACAGAGAAAGTCTACAACGATCTTGATGAAGATTACGCAAAAACGCGATAACCCGCGGCATTTAACTTGGAAAGTTCACGGGCAACCTTGACGACACGACGAGGAGACATAACCCCTTCCTCAACACGTATCACAAGCTTATACTTAGCCTCCTTGTTAAGACCCTTCATGGCCCTAATACGCTTGATGGCCTCCTTCTTAGTGAGAGGCATCGCCTTCTTTTGGGGCTTGGGCACCGTGGCGCGAGTGGGGGTCATAATCCTGGTGGTCATGTTCTTCATGAAGTTGGCGGCAACCTTCCTGTCGAGAGCCTTCTTTTCCGCGCGCTTCTTAGCGGCGGCGCGCTTCTTGGCGGCCTCGGGATACAGTTTGGCGAGGGGGACGTTATTCATGTTGGCGACCTCCTCTCGCGAAACTCGCTCAGCCTCCTGAATTTTCTGCTTTAAACTTCCACAAAGTTCCTTGACAGTCTTCTTATTAGGGGTGGGTATACCATAGTCCCTGGCAACCTTCACCACCTCATCCTTTTTGTGGAGACGGCACTTCTTACGACCAAACTTGAGGTCACCCGCCTTGTCTACGTTGAGTACATACGAAACCATTGTTTATTAGCTACTGAGAAAATAATATAGTCACATAGTAATGTACGTTCTCGCGGTACTTTTGATTATCATTTTATTAAACTATGAATTGTTACTGTTTCATTATGCTCAGACGTTCACGGAACCGAAAACGCACGAGTTGATGCTAAACATTACCAAACGGTTTGAAAATCCAATCATGATAGATGCAGGTGCGTGGCTGGGTGATACATCTATAAAGTTGGCAAAAGCAAATAAGAATCTGACAGTGTACGCCGTCGAGCCATCTTCCCGAAACTGTGACTTCATACGAAGACGTGATGTTAAAAATGTGCACATCATTAATAAATGTCTTTCGAGTCATAGTGCGTATAAATGTAAGACTGATAACCTTGACATTTTCAGCAATAAAACATACCAAATGGGTTCGGATGGAACGAGTTCCACGACAATTGATGAAATATGGTCTTCTACGGGAACGGGTGTACAACTCGTACATTTGGACGTTGAGGGACATGAGTATGAATGTCTAAAAGGTGCGTATAATTGCATACGAAATGGACAAACACTATTCGTGATTGAGATATTGAACACAAATCCAGATAAAGAACGTATATTCGAGTTATTTAAAAAACTAAACTATACAGCCACGAAAATACCCGAGAATATTGGGTGGTTGGGTGATAAAGGATACAATTATGTATTCGTACCACCCTTTTAATGACCTCTACACCTTCTCGTTTTAGTCTGTCTCGGACTTGCGGCCACCACAGTTTCATGACCGTTGGCATACGGACAATCTTTTCCGGTTCCGACTTTATTTTTGGTTATCCTGTACACTTGTTTTTGTTGAAGTGCACTCGTTCCACAGGGTGCGGGACTCGGCCAAT